AGTAAAGAATCACCAATAACACCATCAGGACTACATCCAAAATTTTTAATCGTAGGATGGTCTACAAATGCAACTTGATCTACAAATACATTATGAGCAACCTCAAACGCTGTTCTAGCAGTCTGTTCATTGTCTTTGCCATGTTGCATAGCATCGTTCATAAAAGAAGGCTCTATGACACCTGTAACACGCTGTAACGCTAATTCTATTAAATAATTACCACGACTAGCTGATACACCTGTCTTTGTCTTAGCTAGAACATCTGCAACCCTACTAGCTGTCACTTTTCCTCTACGAATCTCTAGCCAAGAGTCCGAGCCTTGTTCTACTTCTCTATAAATCATTGATTCAGTCATTTTTAAGATACTTTCTTTTTAAGTTCATCTACGAGTTCATTTAGATCAGGAGTAATACGATTAATAGTTTTAATATATAAATAACTAGAGCATAGACAACGGCCTCTAGTCTCATACATACTTCCAGTCACAATATCCATAAACCGAGGATGATCATCATGTCTAGTAAGAATAAAATACCGATTACCTATATTTGTTTCACCTAAGTACAACTTCTTACCAGTAAGCCAAGACTTCATTAAGGCTCTTTTAGGTTGATGTAGTGGGTAACATTGTGATGATGCTGCAAATGTTTCAGTCATTGCTCACTCGCTTTCTTTAGTATTGCTTTAGCAAAATCAAAATAACTACTTCTTTTTAAATTTTCTTTAAATTCATTTTTTTTATTAAATAATTTTTTATACACTTCGAGCATTTCTTCATCCGTTAATTTACGCATATAAGGTCTTGAATCAGTCATTTTCTTTTTTTCTTTTTTTAAAAATTTTCGATCTGTTTTTAAATATAAATTGTGTATAGCAAGTTTTTCTTTTATATGATCATTTGTAACATTTCCTATATTTGGGTATTTTAGTAACATTGATTCATGCAAAATTAAATCCTCTATAGTTTTTATATTTGCTTCAGCTTTTAACCAATGCAAAGCCCTTGTATTCAAGCCTAATTCTTTAATTGGTAATTTAATATCTATCATCTATCGCTCCTCTCTTGTTTGGCAGCTAAACACATTTCAGCAAACTTCTTAGGTACATCTGGATGCCATCCACCGATTAAGTTGCTACAGTTAAACTTAAATACTTCTTCTTTACGACTGAGTTCTGTCATATAAATAATGAATCCACAGAATACAATCCACATTGCTATTACAAATAAGAAACTTTTACTCATAAGACATCTTCCTTTTTATATTTTCGTTTGATAATAAAAGCTAGTTTTCTAAGTGCTTTGCGTTCAATTACTTCAATTTCTCGTCTTGGAAGTTCTAATATAAAAGCAACTTCCTCCTGAGTGAAATAATTATTAGTTCGTGGTTCTCTCGAATTTTTCATCTATTTTCTTTAGTAAGGATTCAAGTCGATTATTCCAGAGTTTAGAATCTGCATTTTGTGGCCATGTAACAAGATATTCTTTGACTAATGTTGTAATCACAAGATAATCAACCTCTTTTTGCTTACTCAATAAAGACTCTATTTGCTCATTAAATGTCATACAAGTTCTGCCTTTCTTTTATCCTTGGCTTTTGAAATTCGATCAATTGCTACTTTATCCTTTGATAGTTCTTTATAGGCTTGTCCATAAGCAGCTTTCAAGGTATCAATGTCCAGGCACTCTCCAATCATATCTACCCAGTTAGTGCAGAGATCAGTTAGATCAGGAGTCTCCTCATCTATTGCCTCGCTTGGAAGATCACTACCGGCATAGACATACATACCGATACCGAAGCAAGCTATATTCTTAGCCAAGCACCTCATTTGTGAATCACTAATCTTTCGTGCATCTGGTGACTTAACTGCATTATTTCGGTTATCCATTACAGGTAATTGCATTTCTAAAGTTTTACCAAATGCAGTAACCTCAGTCTTAACCATCATGGTATCGTTATAGACAACAGGTTCTAAAAACTTCCATGTAGCTGTTGAATCATTTTGCAGTAGGATGTCAAGCCCATAAGTCCAACTTAAATAGGTTAGTTGTCCTTTGCGTTCGGTAAATTCATTTACATTAATAAGTCGTAATTCGTTAAAAGTTTTCATTCTAAATCTCCATTTTGAAATTCGTGTTCAGCTTGTTTTGAAGCTAGTTTATGAGCGAAGTCGTAGGCTTTTAGGTAAATGTAATTGCCTAAGCCAGTCATATCGTTTTCGTTTACATACTCAGCCATTTCTAAATTTTCTTTGACTGTAAGTTCTGAAACAGCCTCAGCAATCAATTTAGATGGGTTGTAATCAGTTTTAATGAGTTCGTTAGTACGATCTTCAATCATCATTTCAGCAACTTCTGCCTCATCATATTTTGTGTCGTAGCATAACCAAGAATCAAAGTTCTTCATTAAAAACCTCCTGTTTTGTATATGTAGATAAGAGCCAAAGTAAGGCTCATGGCAACTGTAAAAATAGTTCCGTATATGTAGTCTTTCATGATTAAGCCAATTCAACCATCAAGTCAGCAATTTCGCTAATTGACATATTGTTATATTGAGTCATATCTTCAGACTCAGCAAAGGCAAATACTTTTTTAGGAACTCGTAAGCCGACTTCTTTCATTGCTTTAAGTTCAGCTATAACTTTTTGATTGATAACTAAGTCTTTATTCATCTTCATTTCCCTTTCGTTTCATTTAATAAAATTTACTGCATGACTTAACTATAAACACACAAATATCACAAGTCAATACCTTTATTAAAATATTTTTATTTAATTCTGTTGCAATTTCTCACAAAGTTGTGATAAGATTGAAATTAAGGAGGATTTATGGAAGAAATTAAGAATATATTGCAAGCAGAATTTGGTACTTTAGATGAACTATCTAAGATGCTAGGTGTTAGAAATACTGCAATTTACAACTGGATGGCGAGAGGGCAAATACCCTTAAAACATCTTCGGAAACTTAATGATTTATCTCAGGGTAGATTAACAAAAGAAATTCTAAGACCTGACATTTTTGGAGAATGATATGGCTGGAGATTGGATTAAATTTCAGATTGATACACCAGATAAACCAGAGGTTCTTGCGATTGCAAACAGGTTAAATATTGATCCTGATGCTGTTGTTGGTAAGTTGATTAGAGTCTGGTCATGGTTCGATAAACACACAGTTGATGGTAACGCACAGAGCGTTACATTTTCGTTCCTAGATCGTCTCACTTGCGTTACAGGTTTTGCAGAACAAATGCAATTTGTAGGATGGTTAGAACAAAATGGAAGTGTCTTAACAATGACTAATTTTGTCTACCATAACGGAAAGTCAGCAAAATCAAGGGCTTTGGGTAAGGATCGTCAAGATAAGCACAGAAATAGTAACGATAAAAGTAACGCAAATAGTAACGCATCCATCGTTACGAAGTCGTTACCAGAGAAGAGAAGAGAAGAGAATATAAATACATATACGCAAGAGTTTGAGTTGTTTTGGAAAATGTATTCAAAGCCAGTAGGTAAAGTTAATGCTTTTAAGGAATGGAATAAATTAAAACCTAGTGCTGAATTAATTAAAAAAATTACTGAAAAAGCAAAAGCACAAGCTGCAGCAATACCTGAGTCAAAGTTTCGTAAAGATGCAGAACGATGGATTAGAGACAGAAGATGGGAAGATGAGATAGTAGCAAAACCTTTTAACGATATATTTTCACCTGTGAGGACAGCATGATAGGAGAACAACAAGTATTCAAAAAGTTACATTCTGGTAAACAAATACCTAGTATTTTTGTATTCGTAGGAGAGAAATCAGAACATTGGGATTACACAGATACTATCTTTACAGAACAAAACAGACCAAAGCCGAATGATCTAGCTTTCCTTAAAGACCAAGTAGTACAGCTAATTCACTTTAAAAACGCTTCAGACGAGTTTTTCTTTACTTGGTATACCTATCTAAGGACACTAGGAATAAAAACGCTTATAACGACAGATTCGGAGAATGAGATATATGTTGATAGACATTGATTTAGACAAATACGCTGAATATTCAGAGATTCGCAGTATGGTCAATGAGAAGTCAGACTTTGAGACAGAACTAGTTGAATACTTTAAAAACCGACAGAACGGAATATTAGGGGATAAGTTACCTTTTTACTCTGCACAACAAAAAATAGGGTTTAGGAGAAAAGAAATTACAGTCTTAGCTGGAGTTAATGGCCATGGGAAATCATTAATCCTTGGTCAAATAGCATTAGACATCGTGGATAAGGGTTCTAAAATATTGATGGCATCGTTAGAAATGCCTCCAGTATCAACCTTGGCACGAATGACTAAACAGGCCACAGGAGTTTATATACCAAACAAAGAGCAGATTAGCGACTTCATGAAATGGAAACTCGATCAGTTCTATTTATTTAACCATGTTGGTAGTTTGGAGTCCTGGCAAGTCATTAGTCTTTGCAGATATGCAGCACTAGAACTAGGAGTCAGTCATGTGATTATTGATTCTTTGACAAAATGTACTAAAGGTGAGACTGATTACGATGGTCAAAAGGACTTTATGAACCAGCTTTGTGAAGTTGCTAAAGAAATGAATATCCATGTTTTCTTGGTTCACCATGTCAGAAAAGGCAATGACGAGACAGAAACAGCAAATAAATTTGATTTAAAAGGTTCAGGCTCAATATCTGATCTTGTAGACAATGTAATGATTATTGCTAGAAACATTAAAAAAGAACGAGAAACTGAGATAAATGGGATAGCTGATAACTCTGTACCTGATGCTGCATTGATTGTAAGCAAACAACGGCATGGAGATTGGAACGGCACAATTAAATTGTGGTTTGACATGAAAAGCCAGCAATTTATTGAAAACTTTAATCAACCAGTAATTAAATATGTGGAGGTAATGTGAATGAGTTGGCTCTTTTCGCAGGAGCTGGTGGGGGCATACTTGGGGGACATTTGCTTGGATGGCGAACAGTCTGTGCAGTCGAATGGGAAGCCTACCCAGCAAGCGTACTTGTCGCAAGACAAAATGACAAAATACTCCCGCCTTTCCCGATTTGGGATGATGTACAAACCTTTGACGGAAAACCTTGGAGAGGAATTGTTGATGTCGTATCTGGAGGCTTTCCCTGTACCGACATTTCCATTGCAGGAAACGGAGCAGGAATCGAAGGAGAGCAATCAGGAATGTGGCGAGAAATGGCACGGATTATTGGCGAGGTTCGACCAAGATTCGCATTTGTGGAGAACAGTCCAATGCTCGTTACTAGAGGACTTGAACGAGTCCTTGCAGACCTTACCTCAATGGGGTATGACAGTCGGTGGGGAGTTATATCTGCTGCCGACATTGGTGCAAAACACAAACGAGAACGAGTCTGGATTGTCGCTAGTTCCAACTCCAACAAGCAGTACAGGAGGAGCAAACCACAACAGCCCGTCAACCCTAGCAGGGAAAAGATACACAATGAATCTAGCAGGGTTCGCTCAGAAGTACCCAAGTCGGAATATGTGGGGAACACCGAAAGCCCAAGACTCACGTCATGCGTTGAGAGACAGGGGAAAGGGGAATCTTGGGGAGCAAGTATCGGGTCTGCACAATGGTGGGAAACTGAACCCAACGTGGACAGAGTGGTTGATGGGATGGCCTCTAGAGTGGACAGACTTAAAGCCATTGGAAATGGACAAGTCCCACTTTGTGCAGCAACAGCCTGGACAATCTTAATGGAGAGAATAAATGAATCTTGAGAACTTAAACGAAAACAGAGTAGAAATTGCCTTAAAAATGCTATCTTCTAGCGACGAAGATCATGCAAACCTATCAGGTCAGGTTAAATACCTTGAGGAAGCCATAAAACAAGCCAAGGCTCATGTATTTTTACAATCTGAGGGGACAGTAGCAGAGAGGCAAGAAAAAGCCCTAGACAGCGTTTTATACGATGATGCACTTAAAGCATGGATAGATGCTTACAAGCAATTTAAGATATTAGATAACAAAAGGCAACATGAAGTAAGAATTATTGAGATATTTCAAACACTTAGTGCTAACCGAAGAAAAGGAATGTTATGATAGATCATCCATTTTTAATATTGCAACACCTGATTAAGAGCTATTCAGAGGCTTGTAATAAACAGGATTATGTTGCTGCGTATCAGATAAGTGTAGATATTACAGATCAGGCACAGAAACTAGAAGATTTTGCTCAGGAATTGGCAAATGACTAAAGCCAAGAAAGCCCACTATGACAAAGTTGCAAGACTGGGTTGCAGTTTATGTCGTTTTGTATTAAAGATTGAAGATACTCCGACTGAAATCCATCATATTCGTAGAGCTGGCAAACGAGTAGATGCACCTGTAATAGGTTTATGCCCAATTCACCATCGAGGTTCAAGTACAGGGGTGCATGGCTTAGGCAGATCAGCATGGGAATCTCTGTATTCCACGACTGAAGAAGAATTATTAGAAAAGACATTGGCTATATTATGATTAGTTATCCATGGTATCCGCGCGAACTTAACCCAAATGTTACCTGTCATTATCACGAAAAGGCTAGAAAAAAGGCAATTTACAAAGATTTATGGTACTGGACTACAAAAGAGGCTAATATACAAAAAGGTGATTACTCAGAGCTAGGTATTACTTTTTACAAACCGAATCGAAGATGGATGGATTTGGACAATATGTTAGCCTCGATAAAAAGTGGGTTGGATGGGATGTGCCTTGCCCTTGAGATTGACGATAGGTGTTTCACAAAGATTACAGTAGAAATTGGACAAGAAATAGCTGGAATGATCAAGGTAGAGATTAAATGATTCCTATCGTTATAGCCACTAAGACTGCTAAATGCTTGCCTGTATTGCTAGAGAGCATTAACCAGTATGTACCTGAAGAAGTCGTAGTTTTTATCTCTGGGAGCGATTTAAGACTTCCTAGGCATAGAACTATCAATATACCGAACAACGGGAATAATTTTGGGGATAGCTACAACGAGGTAGTAAACCTTGCCTTTACTATGTTTGATGAGGTAATAGTAGCAAACGATGACATAGTATTAACCCCTAGTTCATTTGAACTTTTACTCAGAGATCGAGAACTATTGCCTGATGATACGGCTTGGGTATCAGCAAAATCGGATTATGTACGAGGCCATCAAAATATCCGAGAATTTAAGCAAAGAGATGGAATTAGGTATGTAGAAGAAGCGAAAATAATTCCAACAGAAATTATTTCACCTTTATTTGCGTATATAGAAAAAGATAAGTGGGTGGATTATGAGCCGATTAATTGGTATTCAGATGACATACAATGTCTGCAAATTAGGGCAAATGGGTATAAAAACTATGTTAGCCG